AAAAAAGTCCGAAAATGAAATATGAAGTGCCAAAGGAGCTGATGATATGGCACGACCTACAAAAGCAGCCGCCACATCAAGCTGGCACATGACAACTCAGGAAAAGCAAGCCCGACTTGCAGGTGAAGCAAAGTTGAGGGGCAGCGGCGGCAGACCTACACCCCCGAAGTATCTGACCGATGCCCAGAAGAAGAACTTTCGGTCTGTTGTGAAAGAACTGGAGCCTGCGGGTACCTTGTGCAAACTCGACGCTGATATACTTGTTTCTTATGCGGTGGCAAAAGCTGCCCTCAACGACATCAACGCTAAGATTGCAGAACAGCCCGTCTGTCTGACAGACAGGGAGATAATATCAGCAAGGCGGCAGTATTCTTCGGAGTATTTCCGCTGTCTAAATGAGTTGGGGCTCTCTCCCCAGAGCCGTGCTAAGATGGCGAATATGGCGGCGCAGGCACAGGCGGCTGACCCTCTTTTGGAAGCGCTGAGGAGTATCCCCGATGAAGATACGGAAGAACGGGCAGACAGCTTCGACAGCGTTGAAACTGATCTCACCATAGAGATCACAGACGAGTTTTCGGGCGATGATGATGAATGAACATAAAAACTACCATCGCCTACAAGTATGCAGACTGGTGTGCTAATAGCGGCAGTCCGAGAGTGCCTAAGTATGTAAAGCTCCAGGCATCTAAGTGGCTGGAGTATGCGGACGGCAAAGACCACAATATAAGGGTGAGCGAGGCTAAATTTGCCAAGATACGAAAGATACTTCGCATCATGGTACACCCCGACTTGCAGTGCCCGATGTATGAGGGGCTTGAACCTTATGCTTTGTTCCTCATAGTCGCTATTTTCTGCACTGTGAAGAAAGACGGCAGGCGGCTCTACGAAACGGTGATACTGGAGATATGCCGAAAGAACTACAAGACGTTCAATTCGGCTGTTATCTTCATTCTCCTGATGCTTACCGAGCCTGATTTTTCACGATTCTTCTCGGTAGCGCCCGACTATAAGTTATCATCGGAACTGAGACTGGCAGTTCGTAAGATAATCAAAAGTTCGCCTGCACTGACAAGGCATTTCAAGATAACCCGTGAAATGGTGACCTGCAAGATCAATAGCAGTGAGTACACTCCGCTTGCATATTCCAACGATAAAATGGACGGCAAACTTGCCAATGCTTTCCTTGCCGATGAAGCGGGCGCTCTGGATACCTACCCCGTTGAAGCGATGAGAAGCTCGCAGATCACGCTTGTGAACAAGCTGGGTATCATCATCTCGACCAAGTACCCGAATGAGGAAAGTGTGTTCACCGATGAGGTGGATTTCGCCAAGAAGGTACTGGACGGACTTATCAAGGACCCGACAGTGTTCGCGCTGCTGTATGAACCCGATGAGGAACGCATAGCAAACTGGCAGACTGACAACAACGTCATCTTCCAGTCGAATCCCGTAGCGTGCCACAACAGGACGGTCTTTGAAGCCATTCTGAAGCTGAGGGCAAAGGCGATACTCTACGAGGACAAGCGCGAGAACTTCCTGACAAAGCACTGTAACATACAGTATCAGAGCTTGGGGAGCGAGGGCTATATCGAGATAGATCTGTTCCGCAAATGCCGCAGAAAGATACCTGACAGCTTCTGGCGCGGCAAGCAGGTATATATCGGCACCGACTTTGCCGAAAGCGATGATAATACAGGTGTTGCTATGGTCTGTTTGTGGGAGGATACCTTGTACCTCAAGGTCTGGGCTTTCTATCCCGCAGGAAAAGAACAGATCAAGTCCACAAAGGAACACGTCGGATACAAGAAACTACGGCAGAAGGGTCTGTGCTTTGCCACAGGAGACCCCGACAGCCTTGTGGTAGATTACAGCGAGATCGAACGTTTCATACAGGGTCTGCCCGAAAAGTACGGCGTGGAGCTGATTCAGCTGGGCTTCGACCGCAGAAACGCCCTTGCCACAGTACAGCGGTTGGAAGCGGCAGAAGAACCTATCGAGTGTGTGGAGATAAGACAGCACAGCTCGGTGCTCTCGCCGACTGTAAAGCTGTTCAAGGAGTACGTCCTCAACAAGCAGGTGGCATACGATGAAGACAATCAGCTGTTGGAGATAAATGTCCGCAATTCCAGATGTACAAAGGACACAAACCTCAACCCTTATGTGAATAAGAAACGTTCCGCAGGCAAGGTTGACCTTGTAATGGCGACCCTTGACGCTGTTTATCTGGTAAACGAAAACGAGATACTGTGTCCCGCCAGTGACTTCGGGGTGCAGGTTTGACAAAATGCGTCACTTGTGCTATAATATGAGCATGGGTGCTGTACACAGCGGCAAAAGGCGGTTCAATCTTTCCCTCGCAAGGGGGTGAGCAGAATGAGCGTTATGGAAGTACTTACACTGTTACTGGTAATAACAAACATAATCACCCTTGTGGTGACGATCTGCAATAACAAAAAAAGATAACCGCCCCACTACCACATAGGACGGTTATCATATAACTGCAACCATGAGGGAGAACCGCACTAGCCGTGCAGCACCCTCTTTTATTACACACATTATACCACACAACAGAATATTTGTCAAGCGTTCCGGGAGGGGCGCTTTTTTATTTGGGAGGTGTATATTTGGCACTATTCAGACGAAGAGAAAAGCGGAGCAGTGACGGCTTCCGCATAGATGACCCTGCGGCTGACCTTGCGCGGGCTTTCGGTACAAGCACTAAGGTCACATTTGAGATGGCGATGCAGCTCCCGCCCGTTTCGGCAAGCATAGATTTCATCAGTTCCATATGTGCGAGGGTGCCCATAAAACTCTATCGTGAAGCGCCTGCGGAAGTCGGCGCAAAGACCGAAGAGGTGACAGATGACCGCAGAGTTGAACTGCTCAACGGCTCAACGGGCGACAGCCTTAATGCCTACCAGATGAAGAAAGCATGGGTCACAGACTACTTCGGACAGGGGCAGGGGTATATATATGTCCGCAAGGGGCTGAATGAGTGGAGAAGCCTGCACTACCTGCGTCCCCGTGACTACACTGTCAATGTGGGCACAGACCCGATATACAAGACGGCTAAGGTGTTCGTGGCAGACAGGGAGTACTTCTACTGGGATTTTCTCAGGCTTTGCAGAAACACTGAGGACGGCTTCACGGGCAAGTCCATCATCGACACCAACGGCGATCTCATAGCGCTCATGTACAACACCATGCGCTTTGAAGCTATGCTCATGGACACGGGCGGCAACAAGAAAGGCTTCCTGAAAGCGGCGCACAGGCTGACCAAGCAGGCTATGGACGATGTAAAGACAGCATGGCGGGAACTTTACAGCAACCGTTCCAACAACATGATGATACTCAACGAGGGGCTTGACTACAAGGAAACTTCCGCGACTTCCACCGAGCTTCAGCTGAATGAGAACAAGCTGTCCAACAACGATGCTCTGACGATGATCTTCCTGCTCTCGGCTAAGGCTTTGCAGGGGGCGAGCGATGATGACATCGTTTCAGCGGTAAAGACGGCAGTTATACCTATCATCGAGCAGATGGAGCAGGCATTCAACGAGGGGCTTCTGCTGGAGGAAGAAAAGAAGTCGCTCTACTGGGCGTGCGATACTTCGGCGCTGGAGAGGGGCGATATTCTCAAACGCTTCCAGGCTTACAAGCTGGCTATCGAGGGCAACTTCATGCAGGCTGACGAGATACGCTACAAGGAAGATATGCCCGCACTGGGTCTGAACTGGATAAGGCTCGGTCTTGATGATGTGCTTTACGACCCGAAGTCAAAGACCATATACACGCCGAACACCAATGCTTATGTGAAGATGGGCGAGGCGGTGAAGAATATGCCCGATGATGACGGTGAACAGCGTTTCAACGAAAACCACGATGACAGAGGACGGTTCACGTTCGGAAAAAGCGGGGGAAGCTCGGGGAAAACAGGCACAGGCAAAAGTGACTTGACAAATGAGTTAAAAGATGTTAGACTTGATTCAAACGGGAAACCGTTTAAATACCCCACTATTAAGCTACCTAAGAAAGAA